ACCTTTTGATAACAGAATAACGAATAACATTTTCTCAAATGTTCTGGAAACACCCTTCACTGTCGCGGGGGGTATTGAAACATTCTCAAAAGGAGAGTCTCTGGTCCAATTCACAAACACGAGTGTGCAGCACGTGGGCTCGGACTATCCCATGAGTTTCGTATCGATTACCCTTTCCACAGGTGAACGGTTACCCATAACTTATGATTCGTCCAACGTGTACTATCAGAAGGCAGAATTGTTTCAGCCCAGGGAGTTTTCGAACACTTCTCTGACCGGTCAGTACTTCGGTATCACGGGTACTTCTTTCTATAGTGGCCCCTCTACTCTGACCATAAACACCACCAATATTCAGGAAATTACCGGGACCACAAGTCACAACTCAAACGTGGTATATACCCGAGCGTACACAAACGTTCATGTGAATGATGTGGACGTGGCGAATGTATCGGTGCCGACCTATGATCCCAGGGTTTTTGTGGAACTCACAACATTTCCCAATGTCGTCACTGTGACTTCAAATACGGGAGTATCTGTTTCTAATAATTTACCACAGTCTGAATATCAAACCTTTTTGAGAAGTAACACCCTGAACTATAATGATAATCTGTACCTGGGAGCTTCAAACTTGGCCTCATATTCTGTGGATTTCTTCCAGAGTTTTGATAGCGCTGCATTTTTTGGATATCAGAGTAATTTGTATGTTTTTGGTGGTAATTATGATGGAGTACCCAGTAATAGGGGTTTCAAATACGATGCTAGTAATGCTCTTACATCTGATACTATTACAATTGGTTCATTTCCAATAAATATGATCAACGGGCGGGCAGTTCTGGATGATGATAATTTCGACGTGTATTTATTTGGTGCCGACGAACCCGGCAAGCCCGCAGTAGACAGAGGTAAGCTGTATAAAGTTGGATTTAATCCAACTACACATGCAATCCAGGGTACTTGGGATGTAGAGTCTGCATCCTTCCCCGGTTCGCAAAACAATCTTGTAAACATGGCGTACAACAATAATAGAATTATTATAATTGGTGGTACAGAGGCATATTATTACGATATAGCAGCCAGAACCTGGAACGCCATCACGCTGTCTGAGCCTATTTCCAGTACCGGCGGGGCGGGTACATTGGCGGTCGGGAACAAGATTTATTTCATGGATAGCGGAACGAGAATCAAATACCTAGATTCCTCGAACAATTATTTTGTTCATACCATCACAGACGATTCCTCCGTGGGAGACACAACTTTTACGAATTTCCAGGTAAATTTCGAATATTCCACTTTCCTTAACAGACTTTATATAATTGGTGGACAGAGATTGGGGGCCGAGGTACAGTACATTGACGTGGCTACGGATACCAGGTTTGGATCTACTAATACATCTAACGTAACCGACCAGGGTCTCACGAGTTTCGCATCGATTTATGATACTGTGAATACCAGAAGAATAATTACCCTCGGTGGTAACAACGGCCAGGAGCTTTCAAACATTTTTATGTATGATACACTGTTCGATGAGTGGTATGATTTTACATTGAATCTTATTATCCAAAGACCCCTTTATAACGCAGCTTTCGTTGGGTCTATATCACCCGGAAACATTCCCATAATTAGGTCTGGTTACAGATTCAAATCCCAGAAAACACCCATGGTGACGGTGAGTGATTCACTTTCCAGTAATACTCTGGAAATTGGATATAATCGTTCAAATGTGTACACGGCCATCCCCGGATCTAATAGGATAAATAAAGGTATATTTGCTAATTGGTACATGGATGTAAAGAACAGTTCTGGACTCGTATCAAACATAGCCTGGAATGGTAAGGATTATGAGGGTAATTTCTCACAGGATTATGATGGGACTCAGAGCGGCCCGGCGTGGTTTGGTGATGCTCTGAATACCTCTGCAGGATTGGCCAATACATACATTTCAAACATTCACTTTGAAAGTACCGGGAACCTGGAAAATACTTATATGAGATTTGATACAACTCTACAGAGTGGGGACACTGACCCACGGGCGGTGGTGGTAAAGAGCAACGTAGCCACATGGAATGTGGAGTATTCAAATACAAATTTCATGAATACATTTTTTGATTTCACTGTAAATGGTCTGGTTCCATTCACGTCTGCGAATGATGGTCAGACTTGTATAACGAACAACTTCAATCCATTCACATCTGGAAACTTTAACGGATACCCACCAGTGACTGTAACCACAAGTACCGATAACATACCAACGACAACATGGTACTTTACGGAGTCTGGGGGTGTTGTGACCCCACCGGGTAATCCACCAGATAACACGAACAGTAACGTTAATGATGCGTACAGGCAGTACATGTCGAGCAAGTTAAACAGAAGCGGGAGACTGGACAAGATGGAGTTTTTCTACGGCATGAGCAGATACACACAGCCATCAAACGTAAATAATACAAAGGAATTCGGTATATTTAGAGATGAGGCATACACTGGCGCCGATATGCTTCAGAGAAAACTCACCCTGGCTTCGTTTTCACCCAGGGGTGATGATGCAAACCCAGATGCACACCTGGAAGTGTACAAATATTTCGCGAATACCTCAGTAACAAATTACAACCGCGGGTGGGGCGATGAATTGGTTGTATCGTTTGGCTCGGACGTGACCCAGAGTGGTAACAAAGAGACTGTTATATTAAACCCCGGGTGGGGTACAGCTGCAGTAGTGACTGCAGCTGCAGTTCCACCATCAAATGCATTACAAACCAACGATACCATAGAGGTGTTTTTCAAGGACTACGATACTAGTACATTGGGTGTTAATGTGTATATAGTGTATACTAGTTCTGCTGTCGTGAGAACTGTGGAGACATCGCGGGTTATAAATTTAAAATCAAAAATGTTCAATACTCTCTATGATCCATTTGGGAGGAGTGGTGATATGACTATATATACAACATATAATAACGGTCTTGTTACGAGTAATTTGAGTTATGGTGAGAGACCTGTGAGTGATGGAAATCTGGATCCGAGTGAATTCTCCTCAAATTTGTTGAGAACTTCTCTTTCGACTTTTATCAAAGAAGATCCTACAAACACTGGTCATGGTTTATTGAGTAACACAGTGGCCCAGCAAAATGTATTCGAGTCTGTATTCCCCGTGAAGATTAACATAAATAAATACAATGCAAATGGTATTTATACAGACAAAGTTGGAAGGGCGATTATAGACGAAATTACATTTGATATAGGAGGGCAGGAAATAGAGACTCTGAATGACTTGTGGTACGTGGCCAGGGATGAATTCTTCAGAACAGACGATGAAAAAGATTCACTGAAATTCCTCATAAATGGTGGACAGGATTACCTGCCCTCGAGTCCAGTAAATTATGGTCCAATAGATCTGTATATTCCACTGGACTTTTTCTTCTGCCGGACTCGCAAGACGTCCTCGACCCAATTGGTACCCAAGCGGGCCTATGATGAATACAGATCCCAGAAGCCTTATCTGCCCCTGTGTGCTCTCACGGATCAGGACATAACCATCACCGTAAAGTTCAACCCCCAGACATACTTTTCCAATACAACCAATACCATAGACCTCAGATTTACAGACACATTTCTGATTACAGAGGAGGTCTATGTGAAGCCAGAAGAAAAGCAGTACTACAAAACAATTCCACAAGAAATATTAATTGAAAATGTTCACAAACTTCCCACACAGCTCATGCAGGTCGGGAGGGACATCAGATACCAGGGACTGGTGATGGACATGCCCCTGAAGCTTCTGGCGTGGTTTTTCAGGGCCCGGCAGTTCGAGGACAAGACGGACTCCACCGAGTTCCTGCATCGCTATAACTTTAGCACCATTCGCAGCGAAAACGAAAGGTACAAACTGTTCTATGAGCTTCTCAAAAGGGCAGATTTCTACTTCGAGGGCGTACCCATAGTGGACAGGTATGGAACTCCCAACTTCTACAAGTACTACCAGGGCTTAAAGAGCGACCTCACGGCGACCGAGAAGAATATATATTCCTACGCATTCTCGTTGGATCCATCACGCATGGACCCCTCGGGAAGCGTAAATCTTTCAACAACGTCGACCAATAAAACATTTATTAATTTTGATTTGGAGTTGAAGCCCACAAGCACGGCCATAGAGCAAGTGGATGCCCAACAGGGTTTCACGATGCATGCATATGGCTACGGGTACAATCTCCTGAGGATACAGGATGGGCGGGCGACAATTTCTTTTGTTTGAAATCCTTCACATAGTTAATAACATCATTTTCGATACACCATTTAATAAAATTAAGTTGAGCAACAGTGGTAGTCATATCACCAAACTCGATTCGTTCTGTTCTACAGAATGGGTCAAACAATTTCTTCGAGTAACCATCAAGGCTACTCTTATAGGCCATGTGAACTACAAACTGCTTACCATCTTTGGTAGTATAACTTGTCTTGTTCTTCCTAGAATGATTTGTAACAAACCACTCGATGTTACGCAAAGACACGCCACTATCCTTGTTCAACAGTGATTTGAGAATCCTAGTGTTGTTCTCATTTTCGTAAAATTTTGTAAGACTTTTCAGCAGAATTGATTCTTTACTCATACAAAATAGTACGTTCTAATCTTTAAGGTATTGCCAGGCCATCCGGAATTTCCGTTACCGTTGCGCGGTTCCAGTCAATCTGACCCCCCGGCCGAGCCTGTGGTTCACCCGTGTTCTGCCCCTTGTGATGTCCACAGTATCCATTGAACTTACCAGGCCTGGTGCACTTCTTACCCGACAGCAGACGCCCCCTGCACACACTAACACCGTTTGCGTTTACCCGCGGACGCTGGGGTGCAGATCGCATTATGCGCTGCACGGTCTGTTCGGTGGGTAAACCCATGGACTCGGCATATTCCTTTATTTTGTTTGTATAAAACTCCTCGCTCCAGGAGTGAATTTCATTTATGATGTGAGCGTTAAACTCTGAGCGATCCATATTACTTACTACTAGTTTGCTCGTAATTTTTAAACATGTCTGCAATGTTTTTACTTCGGGGGGTAGGCTTCTTTCTGGGTGGCTTAGGGGGCATCATGGTAGCAAATATATCCTGGCCCTTGATCAGTGGATCCAGAAGGTCCTCCACGGGCTTCTTGAGCTGATTGGTAAAATAGTAATCATAATCCAGGGGGATGTTCTGCTCACGGGCGTACTTGGGATCCTCGGCCTTTTCAAACAACTTGGCCCTGGGGTCATCCGTCTTGACCAGTACAAACGGCACGCGATCACCCGTATGGGGGTGAGCCCCCGGTGTGCGCCTGTTGATCTTCTCAAGCACCTGCACGTGTGGCTGAGATGGAATCTCCTGGACCTTGCCGTCCATCATGTGCTTGTAAGACCACTCACCATCCTTGGTCTTGTAACTGTCCGCCAGGGTCTTGGACATCAGAAGCTTCTCCATGGGAATCTTTCCATCAAGCAGATCCTGGGCCATCTCCTTGGCCACCTCAATACCACCCGTGGGGTCCTTGGAATCAAGGATCTTATCCAGAACGGCCTTGCAAACCTCGCGGGTATAGGGGGTGTTATCACGGCGCACCAATTGCAACCCCTTGACGTCTATCTTTTCCATCTCCATCTCGCCCGCCCTGTTCTGGGTCCACATCTTGGCCGCATAGCGTTTCTTGCTGTACAGAATGTACGGACAATACACCTTTTCCAGCTCCAGATCATTCGGCTTCTTGAATAACTTGTTGCACATCTCGGCCGCCTGCTCACCCAGCTCCCAACTCTTGCGAATGGCCTCCTCCATCCCCAGACCACGGGAATCAAACTCAACCATGACCGAATCCGTATCTCCGTACCTCACCACGGCCCCGGGGAAGTTTTCCTCCACACACTTCTTGGTCATGCCGATCATATTGCGCCCCTGGCAGGTGGTCGAGGCCGCAATCGGAACGCAAGGCAGAATGCCCTTCCGAGCCCCACAGAAACCATAAATACTGTTCATGGAAATCTTATAGGCCAGCTGCTGGCCGTTGTACACCTCCTCCATGGGCGTGCCGCGGGACTGGGCCATCAGCTTCTTGGCCTTTTTGCGAAACTGCTTGAGCTCATCCAGAATCACCGGCAACAGGCTCGGCACGTTCTGGGCAAACTTGTACGTCTTGCCCTCCCCAACCTCGAAACTCTCATATTCAACACCGGGAATGTCCTCATACTTGGGACTCAATACCAATGTGGAAAAACACAAGTTGTGGGCCATCATGATACTCGGATACAGAGACGCAAAATCCAGGGCCGTGATGGGAGTGTAGTAAGCCCCCGTGTGAGCCTCCAGCACGGTGGCCCCCTCGTACTTTTCGTCATCGCCACCATACCGGTGCTTGAGCGTGGGGACCTTGAAATTCAACTCCCTGGCCTTGCGAGTGATCTGACTGAACACCTTGATCTGCTGGGCGCGCTCCGAAAGCCAGCTCAACGGTACCCAAGTGGCCTTGGCCATCTCTACCAGATTTGTGAAAATGCATAGCTTATCGATCAACCGGTGGGGCAGGAGGGTATCCTTCAAACAGTACTCGGCCACCTCGCCCAGAAGCTTGGGATCCTCCTCCCTGTAACGCCTGAACATCTCCTTGGCCGACATATCAATCTTCGTATCACCCAGGAACTGCTTCGAAACGTTATTCAGAGAATACGAATCCAACTTCTTCTCGCGCTTGATCTCATGGAACAGATCAAATGTGTACCTGCCGGCCATGGGAAGCATCTTCAGGATGTTATCACCCAGGGCGCCACTGGATAGCCGCTTGACCACGAGCTCACTGGGCACGCCGCGGATGCGCCCCAGGTTGTAAAACTTGTGGGCCTTGCACATCTTGGCCCGCTTGAACAGATACTCCAAGTCAAAGCCAAAGATATTGTATCCGGTCATCACATCTGGGTCCATCTTCTGAACCGTGCCCTGGAATGCCTCCAGCAGGTCCTTCTCGCTGCCGTACCACTCGACGTCCTGGGCATCCGTCTCCTTGTAACACAGACACACCTTTTCCAGAATCTCCTCACTACCATACACCTTACTGGTGAGCGCTATCTGGAAGCACGCATCGCCCTCCACCAGGGGGTCCGGAAACTTGCCCGTGCTACTGTTGGTCTCAATATCAAACGATACGATCTTGAAGGGTGCAATATCGTCGCGATCCAGGGGCTTCAGGCTCGACCAATTCTTCACAAACAAGTCGATCTCACAGGTGCTAAACGTATCCGACTCACCGTCAGCCTCCAGCCACCCCGTGGACTTGATCCCGGTACGGTGCATCATGCGTAGAAATGGATCAATGTTTGCCTCATAGACTCTGAGTGCAGCCTTGTGCGCCGCGAACTCACACTTTTTCATCTCGGCCAGGGTCTGGAACTCGAGCTTTATGTACGGATACTCCTGGCTATTCTGAAATCCATACAGATCCTTGGACTTGATGAGCTTCAGCTTGATCTTCTTGAACTCGGGCCTGATCTCATCGTCCTTGGTGGTCATGCCCATCCTCTCGGCAAGCTTGAAAAGCACCTCCTCCTTCTCCCCGACCTTGTTTAGCTTGATAAAAAAATACGGTGCAAAGGGGGTAGTCACACACACGGACTTGCCGTCCTGGGTGCGACCAAATATATGCACTGTATATTTTTGACGTTCTTCATCATCCCCGGCCTCCCAGGAAATCGCCTGAAATTGAACCATTGTTAGTTTTTATACGGGTCTATCTTTTAAGTAAAACAAATTCGTTCGAACCAGCCGTGTACTCTGGTAAAGATAATTCACCAGGGTTGACCCATGTTTCTAAATATGGGTCACTGCGGGATTTATCAAGGGTAATCAATAGTGGCTTGGAGGCGATATCATCGCAGCTCTCTCTGCCTTCTATAAAGGTATTAAATACATGATAGCCTTTACCAGATTCGGCAAAGTTTTCGGCCGTAGTGTCTTCAAACCCAACTGCTCTAAGAGATCTGGCCGGTGGTTTACCAGCTTCCTCCTGTTCAGCCTTCCACAAAGATGCATTTATTGGATATATTTCCATTCCCTCTATGGTAGTTCCACGGCATGCACCGCCCAGGGGTACGTCTACCGTGGGGTATCGGCAGGAGCCATCATCCTCGGTAGCATCCGGGTTGTAGTTCTCAGCCTCGGGGCTCATGCAGCCTGGTACCGGGTACACACACGACCCATCGTCCTCGGTAGCATCCGGGTTGTAGTTCTCCGCCTCGGGGCTCGTGCACCCCTTGACTGCCGTTTCCTCTTCCTTCTCGGGCTCTGGCTCTGGGCTGGAGTTCATTATAAAGTATCCACCGATAGAACTCGACACAAGAAATAAGCACACTATTAAAATCACAATTGCTATTATGGGCCCTTGTTTCATTATTATATTAAAGACATAAAAAAATTTATATTAATGAAAATTGTTGCCGTGGACATTGGGTACATAAACATGGGCGTGGTGAGTGCCGAGCTGAATGATAATTTTGAACTTACATTTTATGATGCTTTCAGATACAATATTTCTTTAATAAAGCACAATACGGTTCCGGTCCATGAGTGTACCATACCCCACACATGTGAAACTTGTGATAGGGTTGCTCACTTTATCCAAGAAAACCAGTATCTCCTGGAAGATGCCGACTGCATCCTGATAGAGCGCCAGCCACCCATGGGGTTCAAGGACATCGAGGCCCTGCTGATGACCAAGTACCGTTCCAAGGTCAAACTCATCTCTCCCAATAAACTTCACAAGTTTTTGAAAATTGGTCATTTGGATTATGAAGAAAGAAAAGTAGAGACCGTGAAGATTGCAACGCCCTGGGTTGATCACATCCATGGCTTTAAGTCACAGGTCAGACAGCACGACATGGCCGATGCGGTCTGCATGTGTATCTTTCACATATCAAAAATTAAAGAAGAACAGAGTAAAAAAGAAAGATTAGAGAATATTAAGAGACTGCCTTTCGATGAGTACAGGTTCGGTTCTAAGAATACGGTTTGAAAAATTTCATGGAAACTTATTCCCGGATACCGGAAAGGTTGAATTTGGGGGCATGATCTTCAAAGATGCATACCAGGCCATTCAGGTCCTCAGGGAAATCGAGGACCTGGATGAAATAAAGACGGGTTTCATGTACAAGGGGATCCGAGGCCTGGTTATGTCCGACGAAAGAGTCATCACTGTGAACAACTCTGGTGACGTGCGAACATTCGCATCTCCCCAGACTGCAAGGCTTAGCATAAATGTATTAAAAAGAAGGGGTCAGATATAAGTAGAATGTTTCTTCGGGTAAAGAGGCTCACCCCAGAGGCAAAGCTCCCCCAGCGCGGCTCCACGGAGGCCGCGGGGTATGATGTGTATTCAACAAGTTCCCATGTAATCAAGCCAGGGCACAGGGCGCTGGTATCGACCGGTATTTCCATCAGCATTCCCCTGGGTACATATGCGCGCATTGCCCCTCGGTCCGGCCTGGCCGTGAAAAATGGTATCCATGTGGGTGCCGGTGTGGTTGATTCAGACTACAGGGGGGAGATAAAGGTCCTGCTGTATAACCTGGACCCAGAGAATGATTTTGTGGTCGAACCCGGTAATCGTATTGCCCAGTTTATCATAGAGAATTGTAATATCCCATGTGTCGAGGAAGTGGATGATCTCGGTGTTACCAAACGCGCCCAGGGTGGCTTCGGTTCGACTGGAATTGAAAATATTATTAGGGCTTAAAAACAATCTTATATTTACCTCTCAACACCTTGTCTTGTGTGTATTTTACGGCATTACGTATGTCTGGAAAACTCCACAAAAGCCAGCGTGACCAGAACCCAGCGGTGTTTATACCACCCATGGACCAATTTTCTTTATTACTGCGAACCTTTGTAAGCATAATTCTCTGAACATCCTTGGGGCTATTGCTCGGGGTTGTAGCACCTCCGTGGCGCACCACATAGCGTTTCATGCGCAGGGGGTCCTTGTGTATGGTATAATCACTATACCCCTTGGCTCCAAACTGTACAGACCTACCATTAGGTAACGTGGCCTTCCATTTCTTATCCCTATCTCCCCTGGTTATTATAATTTTATCCATATGTATTACAATTAGTAAATAAATAATTATAGTTCGACGATGCATTAAACCTTAAGACAATATAATTTAATTGTAATATAAAGAACCATCAAGAACAAAAGAACATTAAAGGTAACAACACCATACACGACAGGGTACACGTTTTCTTTAATCCTTTTATTTGAGAATATAGTATCAACGAGTTGTTCTGTTATTTCATCTATCATGGAGAACTTTGTTATAATACGATCAGAAAATTCTCGACCCAAGAATGATTTTGAGAAGGCGATAGATTCGTTGATCATGGAAGGCCATGTCGTGTGTGTCTGGGGTGGTAGTGGTGTGGGTAAGACCCATAGCTGTAAGCGAGTGCTGGAGGAACATTCATTTGTTGACTTCAACAGTGATATTCTGCGTTCCAAGAAAGAAACACAGGACTTTCTTGAAAAGATTTCTGGAACTTCTTCGGTTCTTTTCTTTGATGATCTCAACATAGAAAGTCCTGGTTTTTACTCGGTGGTACATTTCATAGATAACCAGAGGGTCACGTGTGGTCCTATTCTTATTAACATGAGAAATCATGAGAGATTTCAGAAGTGTTTTAAGAATGTTGAAGTAAAGTTCATGGAACTCCAAGGGCCCAACAGAAGACTGGACATAATCTCTACAGAGTGTGTGGAAAAGTTTGGTCTGAAAGTTTCTGAAGTTGATACTTTTTATAACACCAGGGAGAACATTGTGGATCTTATATGTGAGGGTGGTCACGGGTATGAAAGGTTTGTGGGCAAGGGCATAGAGGAACACGGACACAATGCAGACCTGATATTTTCAAACTATAGGTGTGACTCCATCGAAGATGTGTGTACCGTGGCCGATAGCCTGTCCTATTCAGACTGCTATGATGATAAGATATACGAGGGCAATTGGGACTTTCTGCCTTACTTTACTTTATTTAGTTGTGTGATTCCATCGCGCGTAGTTGGTAATTCCATCAAAGAAAAGGACCTGGTTCCTGGGACTTGTTGGACCAAACTATACAACCAGAAGATGCGCGAAAAACAATACAACAATATGAAGTCCAGGATTACTGAAATTAATATTGATGATAATTTCATTTCATATTTTATGAGTATGTTGACCAAATCTTCGACCGAGCGAATGAAGGAGCTGTGTGACCACTACGCAATAAAGTCACAAGATATAGATTTCATGAATCATCTTGTTGGTACTAAGTTAAAGGGTAGGGGTCTAAATATTCTCAAGAAGCACCTCAAGCAACATGCCCAGCACGAAGTTCGCAGACTCAAAGCCCACTGACGCCGAGACCACCGATGAGTGGGATGATATCAAGGTTGTAGGAAACGAGATTTTCTTTTCGGCCGATGTGGATACTGATGCGGTCTGCTACTTGTTCAAGGTGCTACACCAGCTAGAGAGGGAACTCCTCCACAAGGCCATCGATCTTCCCGGCTACGAGCCAGAGATCAAGCTCTACATCAACAGTGGTGGCGGTGATATGTTTGCCGGTTTCTCGGCCCACGATCACCTCTCCCAGATGAAGGTCAAGGTCACCACCATCGCCCTGGGCTGCTGTGCCTCGGCCGCTACCTTCATCCTTCTGGGTGGTCACAAGCGCGTGATGGGTCCCAGGGCCCACGTGCTGATCCACCAGCTCTCGGCCGATGGTATCTGGGGCAAGTTCGAGGACCTCAAGGATGAGGTCAAGAACTGCGAGAAGTTCATGGACATGGCCAAGTCCCTGTATGAGGACAACTGTGAGATCCCCGAGAAGAAGATGAAGAACCTCATGAAGAAGGACATCTACCTCACACCGGACGAGTGCCTGAAGTGGAAGATTGTCCATGAGGTCATGAAGCCGATTAAGATTAAGTAATATTCGCGCGACGCCTAGCATTTTTCATAGCATTCATAACTATACTTTCATCACTGGTAACTTCCTCACCATTTTCTTCACCGCCCCCCTGTGTGGTATCGGCGGTGAAGAACTCGGTATTATAGCCACCCATCTGGGACTGTTCACCCCCGCGCGCATTCCTCTCCCTTTCCCTGACGCGCTCACCAGTTTCGCCCTCCCCCTCCTCCCTATCTATCCTGGGGGGTGCATCTCCTCTCCGCCCCCGTGGCACGAACATGCCCTCCAGGGGGTCCTGTACCTGGGGTACCTGGGACTCGCCACCCGCCAGGCCCTCTAGCTGTGCCGCCTCTCCCTGTACCCCCACCTGGGCCGCGAATTGCGCAGCCCGGGCGCTCCCGGCCGTGCCCACCCCCATCTCCAATCGCCGTAACTGCTTTTTGGTATATTGGGTTGGCTGCACTCTAGTTGGTACGTACAGACCATCGCGCCGACCAAACCCAGTATCCTGTGGGCTTTCTATGACCGATCTTATAATATCCAAAAATCCGGTCTGGGGCCTCGGCTCGAATGTACCATCCGCGGCCCTGACCTTGCCCAGGCAATAGTCCGTTGTGGTGATGTCCACCAGTGGGGTCTGTGCATTCAGAAGTGGTATGGGATTGTTTTTCCTAGATTCAAATAAAATAAGTCTATTCTGAGAGGGCTTTGCACTTTCGAATATAAACTTTGCACCGCCTTCGAAAACATTCTCATTTACATACGCAGTCGCTGACCCACTCTCTACCAGATAACTCAGAAGCAGATACTGCGAAGCCGCTACCTTGTCCCCCGTCATGGCCCATGCACCATTTGCGAGTGCATACAAAAACATATTATTATCACCTATTGTCTTAAAAATAGTATCGGTAATCGTGGAGGCCGCCGCCGCCGATGACGCCGATATAACAGATTCTTCTTTAAATCCCATATTACCATTTCTATCAAACACCTTGACTCTACTTATTATGCCCTCGTTCTCATCGCCTTCATACTGCACCTCAAGTATTGTCTTATCTCCAACTCTTACGGTGGACGCCCACGATTCATTGTTATCCATGATTCCATTTGATCTCTTTAAATTTTCAAACAGTGCCTTTGAGTCTGCGCACGATTCGGAATTGAAAAATCCTATGGTTTCGAGGTACTTGAGAAGACCATCTTTCTCATTGAATAGATACTGAACAATCACCGATAACTTTTCCTGGTTTAGGTTTCCCTGACCCGGGGTGCGCATGAGATCCAGAAGTTCAATCAATGAGCAGGGAAGTTCCGCCGAGTAACTTGTGGCCTCATCCTGGCCCAATTCGAGGTTGGGGTCATTCTGGGCCATCCAGTATGCGCTGGGACCCAGGGTGTACCTTCCAATTTTGGAGAACTCTTTGGGGCTTTTCATAACCAGATTCTTAAATATCTCGGTAACATATCCAAAGTTTGTGGGAATCGTTGGATTTAATTGGATGTTAAGACCCTGGTCAGCCACGTTTGGTATCGCCACAATGGGTCTTATTTTCATGAGCCCCATTGTTTGTAAAACTGTGCCCGCACTCGACTGGTCGAACACACCGCCCCTAACAGTATCTTCATTCGATATGAAATTAATCAGGCTAAGAACGTCCTGGTTAAATACTTTAAATTCTGGACTTCCCGGGGTCACGCGTCTCATCAGCGTCCCGGTTTCACAGAATGCCTGATGTTCATCTGTTATGAATTTTCCTTTGTTGTTCATATACACAGAATTATTCACTAGGGGTGCAACCAATGGTATTGCATTTATTATGTCCCGCTTAATATCGGGGTGAACAAACTCCACTTTATTTATATACGCCTTGAAACCATCCACGCCTGTTCTGGCTCTTGGTGCCGCGAGTATTCTTTTTATCACGTTGTCTGCACCGGCGTCGTGGCAGATGTCTATGAATAAGAGGGCAAGAAATATTGCCGCATTTTGTGGTGTTCCCAGATCTATGTCTATGTTGTTGTTAAAACGCTGCATTTGTTTGTCGAGTCTTTCATAAATATAATTCATAATAGTCTCAACTGCATCATCGATCGGGCCACGCCTCGTGCGGGCCGGTGTAAGACTGGCAAGTCTATCGGCCATGCGCTTGCCGATTATATACCACCACGGTGGGGGGGCGGACATTTATCATAATAAAATATTTTATTAGAGTAAGAATGTACACGGTACTTTTACTGGTGATATTTACATTACTTTTTTTAAGGTGGTACATGTACAACCCATTTAGGGGCAAGAGTGTGATAGTGGTAGGAAATTCCAGAGAACTTCTCAAGAAAAAGTACGGAGAGTTAATAGATAAACATGATATAGTCATACGTCTGAATAATTTTATGATAGATGGTTATGAAGAACACGTGGGTTCTAAAGTAAATGGCGCGCATATAAATCACTGGTCTATTTCAAAAGATTTTTATGATGACGTATGTAAACGCGCCGAACCATATGGTGGTATGAAGTGGTTTGGGACCAGAAATTTTACTAGCTATTGCATGCGATTTGGAATGTCTCCATATGACAGGAGAATATTTAACTATAGATCACACCTTTCTCCGTGTAAAAACCCAACAAGCGGAACAATTGCACTAGCAAATATTATTCCTTTATGTGATAAACCAGTCACAATAATTGGACTTGGTGGATTTTCAGAACCTGGGTATTACTATAGTAACGACAGCAGTAAAACCCATAAATCCTGGAGAACCGCTCATGCACAACACTGCCCTGAGCAGGAGCAGATATTTATAAATACCATGATTAGTGAAGGGCTTGTTAAAAAACTCTAACTGTTCTTTTATTTTTATTAACCCATCTGCTATAAAGAACTAGCGCGCCTATACATAAGAGACCAATACAAAACTTGGTTGAATTTGTCATTTCCCATCCTGTTGGTTTGGTGGTCATCGCACTGGCAATCCGTTCCATTCTGGCGTAGTTCACGACCCTCGGTCTATCCATCTATTATGTACATACCAAAAGAATTGTGGCAGGAGATTCAGAACAAGGACCCCCTGATACAACTATACAAAGCCATCCCCGGTATACAGAGGTCCCAGCGAGCGGTTGCCCTGAGCATGCTCGCTGGGAAGGAACTTCGGGGTAAGGTGGGGCGCCGGGCCAACATCATGTATGCCTATTCTTCCGGCAACGTGGAAGTCTGCATCCCCGAGAGAATAAAGACAAAGACCAGATACAGGATGATCGTGTATGTATATGGAAGTTATTTGAATAAAATGGAAATTTACAAAAAGATCATGAGAATCTCATCCGACCAACACTTAAAACTTTTAAACTTATAGATTGTAATGTCTACACTAAGTCGCTTTCCCTATACTGGAACTTTTGATATCCCCCGACCTTCCGGAACAGTTCCACCAGCCAAGAATCCACCGGTCAAAACACACGGCGACTACTGCTTCCGAGCCCAGACGGAGCTTTATCACGACGGTGAGGAGGCCGCCACTTTCACAGGGTATGATAAAGACTTTTCGATTGTTGAAAATGTTTTGAATGTTTGCAAGAAGTTTGGTGAAAAAAGGGGTGGTGAGACGTCGTGTTCCGAGCCGAGGTTGTTTTTCATGGGTTCGTACCCCGATTGCAATGGAAAAATTGATGTAGAAGTCAACCTTATGTCGGGTAAGGACTAGTAGTAACTCACTGCAGCCATGGACCTCGATAGTATCTGGAACGTTGTTGACGAACTCCAGAAGGAAAACGAACCCGTGGCTGAAGTAACTCACACGGACCCGGAATTGTGTAAAAACTGTAATAAAAGTGGATTCATAAAAGATGATGTGTGCACGAATTGTGGCCTTACCAGTAATATCTGGATAGATGGTACGGCCGAGTGGCGCAGTGGTGTATCAGAGGATGGGGTGGTGCACGATCCCTCGCGTGTGGGCATGGCCCAGAATCCGCTGTACTCGAGCGACTGGGGTAAGAGTACCCTCATGAATGTGAAGCGTGGCCAGGGTAAAAACTATGCCCTGATTGCAAAGATTAATTATCATTCTGGTATGAATCACAGAGACCGAGCGCTGCACAAGGCCTATGGTGATTTTGAGCGAGCGGGCGAAAACCTGAAGGTTTCCAAGGCAATAGTCACAATGGCCAAGGCTCTGTACAAGAAATTCAGTGAGCAGGCTCTGACCAGGGGTGCGGTTCGCACGGGGATCAAGGCGAACTGCTTGTTCTGGGCCTGCAAAAGCCAGGGGGTGCCGCGATCCACCCAGGAGGTGGCCGATGCATTTTCAATCGAGACCAAGGATATTTCAAGAACATTCGACAAGGCCAGGGACGCGATCGGTCCCAGGCACAGCAAGATTACCAAGCCGGCGGACATGATTCCCAGGATATTCAACAATCTGGGTATAGTCATGAATCGCGAGTTAAGTGTGAAGAAGATGAATTGCGTGAAGCGGTGTAATAAATTGGTAGAGTGCCCGAAGCTCATGAGCAAGACCCCGATGGCCGTGGCGGCCGTGGTGATCATGCAGGAACTAGGTTTGGGCAGGGCCGAGGCTTCCAGGGCATCGGGAGTTTCGGTGGCTACCATTTCAAAAATAGAGACAGTAGTTAAAGTTTGGGACAGTAATTAATGTAATGACGAAATTGTTTTTGTCCGTACCATGCTATGGTGGCCAGTGCCTGGAAGCCTTTGCCGCGAGTCTGATTAGGCTTGCTGGGGTGTGTAGGAAGGAGGGCATTGAGCTCTACCTGGACACTACAGAGAATGAGAGTTTAGTGCAGCGCGCCAGGAACGTGTCTCTGGGTAGATTCATGCAAAAGAGTGACGCCGAATATTTCATGTTTATTGACGCGGACATCCATTTTGCCCCCGAGTCGGTCATTCGCCTAATCAAGTCCGGTCATGACTTCTGCTGTGCCTCTTATCCCAAAAAGGTTGTAATGTGGGACCAGGCAAAGGAGGGAATTCAGAGCGGTGATAATAGACCACCGGTCATGTTGGCGTCGTCGCTGGTGATGAACTTCAAGGCCCAGCAGTCCAGGGTGGTGGATGGCTTCGTAGAGGTGCTGGACGGCCCCACGGGTTTCATGCTTTTCAAGCGCAGTGTTGTCGAGCGGATGCAGGAGCGCTATCCCGAGCTAAACTGTGTGAACGATCACCAGAACAAGGACTTTGATACCTACTGTGCCCTATTCGATTGCATGATTGACCCCGAGACTAAGAGGTACCTGTCCGAGGATTATGCCTTTTGCCGCCGCTGGCAGCAGATGGGCGGCAAGATCTGGGCAGATACCACCACAACTCTGGGACACGTGGGTAATTTAGGATTCGAGGCGTGTCTTAAAGACAGAATCACTAATACATAATAGATGTTACACGTGGTCCTCACAACGAAAAACAAGTCAATCTATGTGAAGACATTACACACCCTGCTAGGTATCGAGAGTATTTGTTCTCAGATGAACATACCACTAGACATTACATTTACCGCCGATGATACGGTTTCTAAAATCAATACATTTAAAAGGAGTTTAAAAGGTGCCGATAGAATCGCGTGGTTCGAGTATGGCGTTTCCATTGATAGGGCTAGTATACCAAGCATGGTTATGAAATATGAGGGGTTTGAAGGCCTGATAATGCCGTGCGTGCGCGAGGGAATTAATTGGGACACGTTTATCCGGAAGTGCAAGTCTGGTAGCAATGAGCCATCCAGACAGATGGGCCTTGATTTTGATGTGGATGTTTCGTCCAAGGTTGTGGAAAAGGAGCGCAACTTCCACGAGGTGACCAAGACCCACTCGCCATCATGTTGGGTCATGGACTGCAAGCGCGTGATGAAAAAGTTAAAGGACAAGAAAAAGGAGTTTGTATTTCCGTCTGATATAGATTCTTTCTTCGCAAAGTGTCTGGCCAGAAATGTAAAGCTTGCGGCCTCGGTGAATTCTATCACCTATAACCATTTTACGCACGAGTGCGTGGGGAACATCATGAACATGTCCGGCTTAAAGGTAACGGGGTAGTATATACTACGTACACATGGACAAATCATCACCCACCTATAAACAAATTCAAACTTTTATAAACACTTCATGGGGAAGTGTGGGCAAGGATGGTTCGTTTCCACCCTTTTTCCCAGGCCCCCAGCCCATATCTATTGAGCGAAAACACATGAATTTGCTGAATAGGAATGAATATTTTGCGTGTGAGAAGACTGACGGTACGCGCATAGCCCTGGTGTGTTGCACGGTCGGGGGTAAAAAGGTGGCCGTGACGGTCAATAGGGCCATGGAGATGGAAAGGGTGACCTTTGTGTTTCCCAGGGGTACCTTTGATGGTACCATACTGGATGGGGAGATGGTCACTGCGCGCAGTGGGAAGAAGTTCCTAATGGTCTATGATGCAGTCGTGATATCTGGACAGGATGTGAAGAAGATGAATCTCATGGACCGCCTGAATATCATTGATAGATTTGTAAAGGGCGTGATGAAGGTACCCTCGGACAAGTTTGAGATAAAGTTGAAAAAGTTCTATTTCATGAAACACATGAATTTTTTGGTAGACATGTTGAAGAACAACAAGTTCCCATACGCCACCGATGGTCTGGTATTTACACCTGTATTTGAACCGGTTCGGATAGGCACACATGATACCATGTTCAAGTGGAAGCCACAGAATAAGAACACTGTGGATTTCAAGGTCAGGAACAGGCAGGGTGGCGAGGTGGGTCTGTATGTTCACGATCGCGGTGAGATGGTCTTTCAGACCCTTCTGAAGCCACACAACATCTCAGACCAGTGGAGGCCCAAGTTGGTGGACGATGCGATCGTGGAGTGTGAGTATCAGTGGGAGCAGTGGCCCCGGTGGTGGAAGCCGGTGGGTATTAGGACGGACAAGACGCACCCTAATAATCGCCGCACCCTACACAAAACTATGATAAACATCGAAGAAAATATTCAGTTACATGAGTTTGTCCAGCTCAAAAAAGGGGACTAGATTTTTGTACATATACGTTTCTTCTTTAGGTTTTTTTCGCAAGTAACTCTCTGCTAGGATAAGGGAACACTCATTGTTCCTGGTGAGCCAGTGCATGAGCATAGCACACAGCCACAATACATATATAAGTTTTAAAAGTATATCGGTTGGTATCCAACCAAATAATGTGTACAATAGGAGAACGTACTTTAACATCTCTCTTTATACATACAAAGATAAAAAGGCCCAGACTCTGGTGGGTGACTCACTTCCCTCACGTTCTCATCGTCCTTTAAGTACCATTTGTTTCTGTGTCTGGTAAAGGCCACATAGTGACCACCGCGGGTGCTTCCCATGTGCATGCAGCACGCGTACAGCACATAGTTCTGGTACTCGTGGGGTATCTTGATGAGATGCTTTTGTATGAACATGTTTATGCAGAAGATCATGACTGGGGGCTTTTTCTTGATGGTCTGCTTGAGGACCGCCACGTTGTATTTTTGACCAGATTCATCCTGGTAGTCCTCCAGGACCGTATCGGCCAGATGGTCTTTCACCAGATCTTCCAGTGAACAGTTCTTGTTACACGTGAGCATCAGCGGACCAAAGACTTCATTGTTCTGGGACTTACCCCCTGGATAGATCACATCTTTTGATAAAGTTCCATAAAACATCTTCTTTACCCGCGGTACCGCGGTCTCCAGGATGTCTATGATACACACCAGGGCCTCGTGGGCATCGTGTTCCTGGGAGTTGTCGAATCTTTTGAATCTTTTTCTAAAAAGTTCCAAAAGTTTTTTGGGACTTGGCTTTTTACTTTCCCTGTCCAACCAAAAGGAAGTTGTGAAGTCACTATAAGCCCGTGTAAACTCACACGTGCCCTTGTACTTATTTCTAATCATGTGGTTTGATAGCACCGGCGTTTGTAATAGGCACTGGAGGGCCGAATTGAAATAACATGTGTTTCCAAGATTATCTAATCCCTTCATACTTAGAGTTAAGCGACATATCTTTAGTAAGATGAAGGACGCATTTCACTCCTTCGAACCCCACTTCACCAGGCACAAATCCAAGCGGGATGTTGAAATAGAGTTTCGACTGGGCCGCAAGGGTAATGGTATGTTTGATACAAATGTAGGAGAGGAGGTGTTCTCCAAGCTCAACCATGCCCTGGAAAAGTACAAGGGCTGGGAGTCCGTGGAGGTAGAGGAGTATGATGTATACTATGGTAAGGATAACCTCAGGACCACGGTGTACCCAGACGGTACGGAGAATAGCATCATCAAGAAGGCCCTGGATAAGATAGATCACGTCTCAACTGATCTTCCTTTTGATATTCGAATGGGTGTATCAACCGAGTCCCCAGTGGACGTACCGGATGGTATGGAATATGAGTCCTCAAAGCACAAGTCCAGGACCTCGTATGTTCGCAAAAACTTGCGAATTGATATGACGGTTGTCTCTGGTGATCCAGAAGATAAGGACTGTGAGGATGAAGACGAATATCAAATAGAATTCGAGATTATGAAACTTAGTAAGGTGAAGAACAGGAACGATTTATACAACCACATATACAAGATAAAGGATTTGCTCGAATGTTTATAAATGGATAGGCAGATCAAGAAGCGATTGACTGATAGAATGAAAATAGGCGTGGAGCGATATGGCCATGGGGTTCGACCCGGTGATGATACCAGGCAGTGGGGCACCGCCCGCAATGACTGGTTCGAGATGGCCGAAGAGGAGCTCCTGGACGCCATAATGTACATAAATGCGGATTATCACAGGGAGTTCGGTCTGGAGAAGGAGCTCAAGCCCTGGCACAATCTCACATGTGAACTCAGTAACAAACACGAGGAACTCGTGGAAACCATATGCGCCCTACTTAAATCCATTAGGCGGAGTAACACTTCAAGTAAGGATTAATAACTCTTTTGGTTTCTGAGATCTGCTTCAAATGTTTGATATGGTAAGTAAAGTCATAGGCCATGAATGTATCCCTAATCGCCTGATCGAGTGATGTTGCGTCGAGTACCCTGTCCCTGCCCATGCATGCTGACTCTTTCTCATACTCCAAAAATCTATCCTCCATAGTCACAAACTTCTTTAAGCTTTCCTTGGATAGACCATCCTTGAGCATTTTGTGAAACATCTTTCGGGAGTCTGGGGAGATCTCGAAATTATTACTGTGCAAGTTGTCTATATGGACTTGTTTGTCCGTTTTGGGAAACATCCATATGAGTGCAACTATTGCTATTATAACACACAACCATGTGTTCATATTAAAAGAATGGGTCATTTTTATTTTAGATATGCCTACGCCAGGCCTGAAGGAATTTGACTCTAAGAATCCAAAACATGTTATATGGCTCAGAGAGTTAACAAATATTATCACAAATATGGACATGAGCATGGGACACAAAATGGGTGCTTTGCTTACGAAGAATCCATTTAATGTTGTTATTCCACCAGAGGCTTTTATCGATGTTCATGCCGGTCTGAGTATTAAGTATGCTGGGGATGTGATGAATAAGAAGGCCTGGGTGCCTTCCTAAATATCGGTATTGAAGCCCTTGACCATGTCGCCGTTGGGGGCCTTGGTGACCGGGAATGCGTCTATGCCCGGGCACGTTTCCTTGTCACAATCCACAAAATCATGGGAGTTGGAGCCATACTTGTCGTTCAGGTGCTTGCGCTGCTTGGTGGTGTACCCACACCACTCCGTGCCGTACACCGTGAACTTGCCGCCTGGTGGGGCGGCCGCTGGGGACCGCCTCTTTCTGAGCATGGCGATCACAAAACCCACAAGAACGAGTGCACCCACACCTAACATGATGTTTCTGATATTAAGCTTCATTATAATTTAAATATATATTTTATTGTGCCTAGGACTCGGGGGACTCGGGGGACTCGGACTCCTCGGCTTTAACAAGCACGCTCTTACTCACAAACTCATTGATCTCCTTCCAGAAAAACAGTATGGCGAAGATCATGGCCGGTATCATGGGCTTGGATAGGGCGTCGAATATCATAATTCTGCATTCGGATTTGTATATCCTTCTGAGCTGAAGTCCCAATATAAAGACAGTAATAAGGAAAGTTGCGTAGGTAGTATATCTCACGGCAGGTGCAACATAGTTCTCGTAAATACCCATATTACTATTATACCTATAAAATTCTTCTACACTGTGGGCAAGTCGTGGATCTCTTTAACCACTCTTGCATACAATTTTTACAATATGTGTGATCACATTCTGTGCTGTACACTCGGCGCTCCTCCAGGCATATACCACATGTGCTTATGGTTCGACCATGGCTCAGCCTGGACTCTGTGTATAATTTATGTTTTTTATCAAATGTATACCTCTTTATATTTGGGTGTCTGAAAGTTGCAGTTGCAAAGTTACCACTCACATATATGTTCCTGGTGTTTTGCCAGCACTCGTGGAAAAGGTTCACCCAGGTTTCTATGTCCAATGGGACTTCATCACGACCGGGTAGCTCACCCTCCCACATCCGCCTGGTAATTTCCCTCTCCCACTGTGATAATAGTCTCTTGTTCTGGTGCATTTTACAGACAGGGAATGTAGCTTTACAAATAGTAGTTTCAAATCTAGCCATATTTGAACAGCGTGTGCGAGCTCTAGTTAATCCACAGCATCTCTGCATTACTATTACTCAATAATCTTCTTCCTCCAAATTGTCGAGCTCGCTCTCATCCGAACTCTCCTCGGAAGACGGGGTGTAGTCCTCATCACCATCATCTATTATGAATAGATATGGCCTTATTTCTGTTATCTTGTGCTCAACGACATCCCTGGTATTCGACAGGCTCGTGACCTGAGACTCATCGGCCAGACTCCATGTTATTTTACCCTGGAATCTCCTCGGATTTTGGTATAAAATTTGTATCTCACAAAAGTCGGTGTCGGGATCGACCTCTCGTGTATATGCAATGGAATCTTCAAACCAGACCCAATGGTTCATCTTAGTATATTTAAGATATTAATCTTTATGTTACTAAGTATGGAGTTTAACACCCTCCTGGAACACTTTGGGCGCTCGGGATACAATGTATCCGAAAAACTAAATTTATTCATGAATTCTAAAAAACAAATAGTTCTCAGATATAAATTAGAAACAAATGGGTATTCGTGGTACCAAACTACGAATTATAAATTTAAAATGCCTTCAACCATAAATGATGTATCAAGTATCATTCACATGGCCAATAGTATAGAGCGATGTGGTGAATGCAAAGTTATATATTCCATATACGAACATCCCACATGCCCAGAATGTGCTATAAATACTATGATTAAAAAGGCTCAGGCTATAAAGTCAGACTGTCAGGAATGTAGCCTTTGTGGTAGCAAGTGTATAAAGGGGCTCATAGGAAACTTAGAGAAGATCCAGTTGGGCTGTACTCATGAAATGTGCAGGTCCTGTCTGAGTGAACTAAAACGAAGTGGTTCTAAATTTTATTCGGTAGACAACACCATTATGACTACCATAACATGCCCGTTCTGTAGGCAAAAAGAAAATGTAAGTTAAAAATAGATGAAATTCATAATAGGCGGAGTTGCCGCAGCAATTGTACTATTTATCTTTATGTACTATCGCAAGCAACAAAAGAAATTAGAAGAAAAGATTGATTCCAGACCCCTGTATAACGTGGTCCCAGAGCACGCCACCAACAAACTCATAGAAAAAATTGAAAAACTTACAGAAAACTTTGAAACAAAGATTGAACCAAAGATGAGAAAGTTTAGAATTCTTGTGAACAGCGCAGACAGGGACCTGACCAAGTGGCCCACCGAGACGGAGTATGATCTGAGACTAGTTGATAAGATCTACGGTCTGGATAAACTCACGCTGACCAAGGCCACCTTCCCCACAACACTTCAACTCATAAATAACAATAATAACACTCTGACCATATCCGGAACGTTTTCGTTTGCGGGTCCGACGGTACTTTCCTTTAATTATACGGCCACGCTCACAAATGGGATATACTCCACGTCATCCCTGGACGCCATGATTCAGGGGGCCATAAATGCCGCCGCGGCGGCCGACGCCACCTACAGCAGCCCGGCAACCTGGAGCACCGCGACCGCGGATTCAACC